AAAGACAGAATGGAAATATAAAGACCGTTCTGGAAATTGGCATACCACAACCGGTAAAAAGCCAACCAGGGCACTGAATAAGGCTTTCAATTCGTCGAAAGTGAAATTGAAGAAGCTGCTGGAAGCAATGCTGAAAGGAATGGGATAATGACAAATGCAGGATTAAAATTTATAAATGATGCAATGGCATCAGCACAGATTCCATATGAATTTATGGAATATACATCATCCATTGATTCCATTTCTGCATACTGGGTAGGTGAATATAACGAGGTTGAGTCATTTAACGAAGACGGACAGCAGGAAACGCAGTTTATTCTGACCGGCACGGGAAAAGAATGGGATGAACTGGAAGCGCAAAAGAACAAAATCAAAAAGTTATTCCCTGGCATACAGGGCAGAAGGGCAATTCTTGGGGATGGATCAGGGATTGCTGTTTTTTATGGAAATGCATTCCCGATTGCAACGGTGGATGGATTCCTGAAACGGATACAGATTAATTTAACAGTGAAAGAATGGAGGACAGAGTAAATATGGCAGCAGATTGGACTGAATTTGCAGTATCAGGTGTATCAGAGACCACACCGCAGAACATCATGCTTGGTGCAGGTACTTTGTATAAGAATTTTACCTATGAAAAAGCGCAGAACAAATGGAAAGGAACGATCCTTGGTGCGACTTCCGGTGGCAATAAGCTGACAATCAAACCGGAGACAACGGATATCCCTGTTGATGGTGTTACAGTCAAAGCAAAAGGACTGGTTCAGAAGATCGGTGAGACAGCACAGATTGAAACAAATATGGTGGAGATCACGAAAGAGTTCCTGCAGTCCACGGTGATCGGACAGACTGGAACATCGGAAGACGCCAGATTTGATGTGATCGAATCCAAGGCACTGATTGAGGATTCTGATTATATCGAAAACTTTGCCTTTGTAGGATTTAAGACAAACGGCAGCCCGATCATTATCGTCTTTGATTATGCAATCTGTACAGATGGTCTTGAATCAGACAACAAAGACAAGGAAGCGTCTGTGATCCCGGCAACCTTCCAGTGTGTGGCTGATCTGGTAGCTGGCGGCAGCACAAATAAGCTTCCGTATCATATCTATGTGCCGAATGCATCTGCAACACAGGCCACACAGGGAACACAGAAAGCGGTAAAAGCGTAGGAGGTAGTTGAACAATGAGTGAAACAGTTGTAGAAACAGTTGAATCAACAGTTGATGAAACTGAAAAGAAGTATGAGTTGAGACCGTTGGCAGCTTCTGACCTGGGAATGGTGTGCAAAATCATTTCTGAAATCGGTGTGAGACAGTTCAAAGAGTGTTTCAATGTCGACCAGATCAAAGAAAGCATGAAAGCAGATGCGGATGGAGCTGAAGAAACAGAAGATTCCAAGGAGGCAAAGGATGCAAAACTGGAATCCATTGGTTTCAGTGTAGTATTTGACATTGCCGGTATTGTGATTTCCAATATCCCGGCAGCAGAAGCTGATATTCAGAAATTCATCGCTTCTCTGACCGGATTGAGTGTGCCGCAGGTACGGGCATTATCGCTGGCAGACTATGGCGAGATCATTCTGGATGTGGCCACAAACGAGGATTTCAAAGATTTTTTCAAACGTGTCATGAAATTGTTCAATCGATAGGATACATCAAATATATGGATTTGCTGTCTCAAAGATATGCAGATCCATATTTGATTTTAGATGATTTTATTCGATTGCAGCAGCTTCATGGTTTTTTGGAAACGATCATGCAGAGCATTGCAGAAGAAAAGGTGCAGGACATCCGGTGGGAATATTATCTGCATAAGGTATGGGATATGTCCTTTGAAGAGTATATTGCAGCCTGCGACAGAGAAGCAAGGCCAGCGCAGACACCGACATTGGAGAAGGAGGACATTGTGCAGATCATCGAGGATTCAAACAGTATTCTGGATGGATTTGTATTGGAACCATAATTCTGAACATGGAAAGAAGGTGAGAAATAGTTGGAATTATTTAAACTTTTTGGAACGATTGCCATAAATAACGGCGATGCAAATAAGGCGATTGATGATACGACAGGGAGAGCTGAGAAATCCGAATCCAGAATGAGCAGTGCTTTTAAAAAGATTGGTGCTGCGATCACTACCTACTTTGCAGTAGATAAGTTGGTTTCCTTTGGAAAATCCGTAGTGGATACCACAGCCTCTTTTGAAGATGGCATGCTGAAAGTACAGTCCCTGTCTGGGGCAACGCAGGATGAGTACCAGAAGTTGTCTGATGCAGCCTTAAATTATGGCTCCACAACGGCTTGGACGGCTAAAGATGTTTCAGATGCAATGGGTTACATGGCTTTGGCAGGTTTTGATACAAATGAAATTCTGGAATCGACATCCGGAATGCTTTCTCTGGCATCTGCATCCGGTGAAGATCTGGCTACGGTTACAGATATTCTGACCGATTCCATGACGGGATTTGGAGACAGCGCATCGGATGCAAGTCGATATGCGGATGTACTGGCTACGGTCCAGGCAAAGTCAAATACCACAGTCGGTGATCTGGGAGAAGCATTTACCTATGTTTCTTCACTGGCAGGTACCTATAAGTATTCTCTGGAAGATGTATCGGCTGCCTTGGGAACGATGGCAAATGCCGGAGTAAAAGGCTCCATGGCAGGTACTTCGTTATCCAGTATCATTACTCGACTGGGAACCAATACCAGTGGTGCACGAGATGCAATTAAAGCACTGGGAGTTGAATTTTACAACCAGGACGGTACAGCCCGTAGCCTGGGAGATGTCATCAAAGATCTGTGTGATGCGACAGAGGGCATGGATGTGGAACAGAAAGCCGCTCTCGCATCAACGGTGGCCGGTGCGGAAGCACAGAAAGGCTTACTTGCCATTTTAAATCAGGGATCCGGAGCATATACAGATCTTCAGGAAAAGCTGAATAACTGTACCGGAGCGGCCAATGATATGGCTTCCAATATGGAGGCTGGTCTTGGCGGAGCCATCAGAAGTATGTCATCTGCATGGGAAGGGTTCAAAATCAATCTGGGAGAGAAATTTGAGGAACCTCTTGGAAATGCAATCCGGAGTGCAGCATCCTGGCTGTCAGAAACGGCGACACCGAAGCTTATGGATTTTATTGACCGGGCAGTGGAAGGATTCGGAAAATTAAAGGAACACCTCCAGCCGGCCGTTGACAAGATAAAGGATGCATTTGATCATCTGGTCACAGCTCTCGCACCGATCAAAGAGAAAATAGATGAATATGTATCCAGCGGCAAGGCAGCGGAGGATGCATCAAATCTATTGGATACAGCATTAGATCTGGTTGTTGGTGCAATTGAATTGGTTGCAGATAGTATCAATGTCCTGAGTAATTTTATCGAAAATATCATTCAGGGATTCAAGGACATGAAGCAGTGGTGCAGCGAAAATAAGACTGCGTTGGAATTATTGGCAGTGGCAGCAGGAACGATTACTGGATTGATCATTGCGGCGAATGCCGGTCAGATTGCCCTGAATGCAACTATGGGAATTGCAAATGGCCTACTGATTGCCGGATCCGTAGCGGAAGGTATCATGAGCGCAGCAACCACCCTCTGGTCTGGTGTGTGTACCGTAGCTACCGGGGCAACCACGGCTCTTGGCGCAGCATTTACATTTCTTACATCACCGATTGGTCTTATCATCATTGCGATTGGAGCGGCGATTGCAGTAGGAATCCTGCTGTATAAGAACTGGGACAAGATCAAGGAAAAGCTGTCTGAACTTTGGAAACATGTCAAAGAGATATGGGAGAAGATCCGCACAGCGATTGTTGGGAAAATGGAGGAGATCAAAGAAAAAGTCGAAAGCGGATTCAATGCGGTCAAGGAAACGGCGGAGAACATCTTCAACGGAATCAAAGATTTTATTTCAACAGTGTGGGAAGGCATCAAAAATGTAGTAAAATTTGCACTTTTATTCATCGGTGAGCTGATGTCTGCAGTTTTCCAGATCATTACCGTTCCGTTCCGGTTCATCTGGGAGAACTGCAAAGACACTATCATTGAAATCTGGGATGCAATCAAAGAAAAAATTGATACCGTAGCAAATGCAGTAAAGGATGTGATCGAAACCGTATGGAAGGCCATTGTGGACTTCCTGACACCTATTCTGCAGGCGATATATGAACTGTTCCAGTTTGTATGGGACAAGATATCAGCAGCCATCACAACGGCGCTGACGATCATACAGACGGCAGTGACGACCATATGGAATGCCATCGTAACATTCCTGACACCGATCCTGGAAACAATAAAGGGAGTTATCCAGACAGCCTGGGATGCTATCAAAGCGGTGATCACGACTGTACTTGGAGCGATCCAGACAGTAATTACAACGGTATGGAACGCGATTAAAACGGCAATATCGACGGTACTGGATGCCATCAAGTCAGTGATCACGACCGTGTGGGATGCTATCAAGTCGGTTGTTACGACGGTAATGGGTGCCATTAAGGGAGTGTTCACGGCCGCATGGGATGCAATAAAAACAGTTGTAAGTAATGCAGTTAATGGAGTAAAAAATATTCTGCGGGATAAGCTGAATGAAGCAAACGAGGTTGTAACGAATGTACTTGGCAAGATTAAAGATAAGTTCAAGGAGATTTTTGATAAAGTAAAAGATGTTGTCAAAAATGCCATCGATAAGATCAAAGGCTTTTTCGATTTTGAATGGTCTTTGCCGAAGTTAAAATTGCCGCATCCGAAGATTGAAGGCGAGTTTAGTTTGAATCCTCCATCAG